GGCGGGAAGCATTGAAATTTCACAAGGTATGGGTTCGCATAAGTGCAAATTTACATCGGCGGTAAATGCGGGTGATGAATTTGCCTTAAAAGCTGTGGTAAGGGAATGTCTGCGAAATGGCAATCCCACGCTAAAGGATGGATTTTACCAATATACCGCCGCTTACGACAGCAAGCACCACGTGAAGCTGGAAAACGGAAAATCAGCGAGGGTCTACCTCGAATATGTAGAAATGATGGAAGGAGATCCGCGCTTATGAGTAAGGATTATCTTAAGGGCAAGAAGTGCATGATATGGTCGTTCATGGGAAACACCCGAATGCACCAGGCCTTGAACAATTACGGTGACCGCTATGAAGCCGTCGGCATCTTCACCTTCGAGGTGGCCATAACAGGAACGATAACCGAAACAGGAACGCCGATATCCGGCATGATGCCGTACATCAATAAATGGCCTAAAGTGCGGTGGTTTCTCACTGTAATGAACCACGGCGCAGCTTCTATCTTCACTGCTCTACGAAATAACGAAAGTGGCGCAAAGACGAAGTTTCTCTCCGAATTGGTGCGTATCATGCAGAAATATCCGTGGTGTGCCGGTGTGGATATCGACTTGGAACGCGGCGGTGGATATGAGAACAAGGATGCGGCAAATATTCTCTTCAGCGACATTTACCAAACCGTTAAAGCGTACAATCCCGCCAAGCTGGTCAATATCTGTTTGCCCGGTATGACGGGCGTCCAAGGCTCAGTCGGCGGCGAGAATTGGTGCGTCTATGCCGATCTCGATGCTTACTGTGACACGGCAGCAATTATGTCATACGGTATGGCCTGGGCAGGCAGCGCACCGGGTCCTGTCTCTCCACGGGACTGGCTTGTCGGTGTTTATGATTATGCCGCCAGAGTAATGAATCCGCAAAAGATCTATATGGGTTTACCGGGTTACGGTTGGGAGTGGCAGATATATACAAACCCTGCCGACCTCGGCCAGACGTATCGTGGCGTGTCGCTTACCTACTACGCCGCCAAAATATGGGCGGAGGGCGGCTATAACTTTACAGGTAATGCTCCTCCGCAGCCGATGATACCGTGGCTTGCCTACTGGGACGATTACGATCAGGTACCGTATATGCTCCCTCAAGTCTACGATTATGCTGAGGGTGGCGATGCAACCAGCCGAGAAGCTCCAATAATCGGGGAAACATACAACCGCCGTCGATACTTAACTTGCTACGGGAAAACACAAAAGGCAGAGTTTGGCACAATCTATATTGACCGCGACGGCGAGCCGGATAGTTACACAGAGGGCGTGGTGATCGGCAACGGAATGATTACGCTCTCATCTGAAATGGGTACAGCAACCTACGATTTTACCGTTCCGCAATCGGGAATTTATGATGTCGCAGTCCGTATCTGCTATCCGTATTGGGACAAGAACGGTATCAACATCTCCCTTGACGGTTCCTCGGTCGGCTTTTACGAAAACCGTCTATGGTGGCCGTATTGGAGAAGCACCTTCTGGGCGATTCTTGCTAAAGGACGCAGCTTGTCGGCAGGAGAACATACCATCACCGTTGATGGCGGTGTGGTGGGCGCGCAGTTATATGGCTTTCGTCTTTGCTCATCGTTTTCTGAACAGCCCTCGGCAGGTTCGGCTACCTTTGAACTCTCTCCTCGTAGCTTCAAGGACGTGAACGGGAATATGGCTGTGCCGGACAAAGGCTTCAAACTGACCACCGAGATTCTGCGGCGAAAACCCGATTCGGCTCTGGTGTGGTATGAGGACTTCCAAGACCCAATCACGCTGCAAAGCACTTACTGGACTACACTTTCAGGCAGTTGGGCAGTCTGGCGAAGCGATGAATATGCATCCGGCAGGGTTTATTCACAGTTGGAAGGTAGTGGCCAACTTGCCTGGAGATATGACGGTTTCTCCGACGTTCACCTTCGAGCACGGCTTGCCTTCCCTCACAACGGGAGCGGGCGCGCCGGGGTATTTATCGGCGACATCTTCTGTTGTATCAACATCGACACTGAGCGAGTGGAACTCTATCAAGACTCTATTTTGCTCGGCAGTTATGGTGCAGCTTACGCTAAAACACCTGCCACCGACATCCGCACAAACCCCAATATGTATCTCATTGAAATGAGGAAACGCGACAACAGTGTGAGGGTCTATTCCGGTAACAGTAACACCCTCCGCTTCACAGCCATGGTATCACCAGCAAGTGGTTATTGCGGCATTCAGTCGGATAATGAAATCAAGTGTGAACTTCTGCGTTTAGGCGATGCCTGGACTTACGAGCCGTATGAAGCCTTTGATGTAACAATGCCAAACGGTACTACCGAAAACTACGGCAGGATCGCCCGGAGTAGCGTGACATGGGACAGTGAATTCGAGGTATTCACGCTTACCTCAGATGTGGAGGAATCCGCTACCCGAAGCGAGGATATCTCTATGGACTATGACTTCGTGCATTCAGCAATGCTATACATTCCATGCAACGCTGACTACACGGCAAAATTTACGCCACGTGACATCAACGTCTGGTGTTCGAGGGTATTCCTCGGTGATGGGGATGGTTTTGGAATTGTCTACTACCAAGACGTGGACTCGATTGTCTACTGGGCAAATGAAGCGGCATACCGATGGCGGTTGCGTGGTTTTGCCCTATGGTCACTCGGTCAGGAAGACTTGCGGCTTTGGGAGGCACTCCCAAAACAGAGTTAAAGAGTAATCATTCATATTGGCATTCGCGCCTGCATATTCAGCAGGCGTTTTTTATGCAAAAAACAGGAGGTAAAACGAAAATGAAAGAGATTTGGAACTGGATACAGGTTGCATTTGCAGCCATCGGAGGTACACTTGGCTGGTTTTTGGGCGGATTGGACGGCTTCCTTTATGCGCTTATCGCCTTCGTGGTCGTCGACTACATCACGGGCGTGCTTCGGGCAATTGTGGAGAAAAAACTGTCCAGCAGAATCGGAGCGCAGGGTATCGCCAAGAAGGTAGCGCTATTCCTTGTGGTCGGCATTGGTCATCTCATCGACACCTATCTGCTCGGCGGCACGGGAGCACCACTTCGTACGGCGATTATCTTCTTCTACATTGCTAATGAGGGAATTTCTCTCGTTGAGAATGCCACGGCTATTGGGTTACCCGTGCCTGCCAAGTTAAAAGATGTGCTGGCACAACTTCATGGAAAGGATGAACAGAAATGAATCTACGGAAATTGATATTCACAAACAACGCCTGCTACAAGGCTGGCAGGACTATTACTGTCAAAGGCATTATGGTTCACTCCACCGGCGCGAACAATCCGAATCTGCGTCGTTATGTGGGTCCGGACGATGGATTGCTTGGCAAGAATCAATATAACAACCACTGGAATCAAGACAAACCGGACGGTCGGCAGGTCTGCGTACACGGCTTCATCGGAAAACTGGCTGATGGGAGTATCGCTACCTATCAGACACTGCCGTGGAATCACCGCGGTTGGCATGGGGCCTCCGGCTCAAAAGGCTCGGTCAACGATACCCATATCGGGTTTGAAATCTGCGAGGATGGCTTGACCGATAAAGCCTATTTCAACGCAATCTACAAGGAAGCCACCGAACTGTGTGCCTATCTCTGCAAGGAGTATAATCTCGACCCGATGGCAGATGGCGTTATTATCGGTCATTACGAGGGGCATAAACGCGGCATCGCCAGTAACCATGCCGATCCAGGCCACTGGTTTCCGAAGCACGGCAAGTCAATGGATACATTTAGAGCAGAGGTCAAAAGGCTACTCACGGCAACAGAACCGTCAAAGCCTCCCACCCCAACTGAACCGAAAAAGCTGTACCGTGTACAAGTCGGTGCTTACGCCGTCAAAGCCAATGCTGATGCCATGCTAAAAAGAGTCAAGGCGGCGGGATTTACGGATGCTTTCATCAAAACCGAATAACCAGTATATGCTGGTACGCAAGTGCCCTTCTTCTGTCTGTAGACGGTAGAGGGGCGCTTTTCATTTCCCCTCCGAATGGAGGAAATCTGAGTGAACAACTTACAAAACCAAGGTATCAGCAAAAGCGATATTAATGCTGTATCGGAAAAAAGGGCTGTACCGCAGGAACAAATGCAGCGTGAAGTCGATTATGTCAGGGCACAACAGATACTAACCGCAATGATGAATTGTGGACTTATTTCCTTGTCTGAATTCAACAAGATAACCGATTTAAACCGCAAAACTTTCTCACCGGCGTTGGCACAGATTATGCCCTGAAATCGTTGCTATTACTGAGTTTTAGAGGTAATATGTGACACTGACCAAGGAGGTGAGAAGTTGAAAAAGGTAACGAAAATCGATGAAAATAAAGCTGATATCACGGAGCGTTCAAAGCTGCGGGTTGTGGCTTACTGCCGTGTATCTACCGACAGCGATGAACAACTCGTTAGTCTGGATGCGCAGATAAAGCATTACGAGTCTTACATCAATGCAAACCCTGAATGGGAGTTCGCTGGGCTTTATTATGACGAAGGTGTCACAGGTACGAAAAAGGAAAAACGGTCAGAGCTGCTTCGGATGATTACCGACTGTGAAAATAAGAAAATAGACTTCATTGTAACAAAGTCTATCAGCAGATTCGCCCGTAACACTACCGACTGCCTTGAACTGGTTAGAAAACTGCTTGACCTCGGGATTTTTATTTATTTCGAGAAAGAGAACATCAACACAGGGTCAATGGAAAGCGAACTCAT